TCATGGTGCATAGAGCGCCAGACGCTGAGTGTAAATCCCCTGGCGGCGGTCGTAATCGGTCTGGATAGCCTGGACTCGGTACTTCTCCTCCGAGATGCCGCAGCGCTCGTCGGTGACCTCCACGACATCGAGGAGCTCCTGGCCAACGTTGGCAGGAACGATGATGACGGCGGGCTCGGCGTCCTGGGCTCGGGCCCTGAGGATGGCGTCGGCCCTCTCCTGGGCCCGGGTGGTGTCCTGGAGGTTGGGGTCATAGTCCTGCTCCATAATATCGATGGCGAGCTGCAGTAAATCCCAGTCCAGGGCTTCTTCCAGGATGCGGTTATCCTCGGTGTCCCGGCCGATAGCACGGGCCCGGCTAGTGAACACTTGTTCACAATAGTTACCTGCCAGGATGGCGTGGCCGGTGCCGTAGGAATAGCAGCTGCTCTCGCTGGCCAGCGGGTTCTTGGTGAAGGCTTCCTGGCCACGGAATACGAGCCTGTCGGGGACGAAAGACAGGAGCCTTCTGATGGCGCTGTTGCCCCGGGTGCCGGGGTTGACGGTGAAATCGGGGTAGAAGTTGTTGATGGCGGAGGACTGGGGCTTGGATGGGGTGTTGGTGAGCTTGATGCCGACCCGGGCTAAGAGCTGGTAGAGGATCTGCCAGACGGACCTGGGGTTGACGGCGTCCTTGTTCCACCTCATCTGATAGCGGGCGGTCCAGCGGTCCATGAGGCCCCAGCCGTCAAGGCAGTTGAGGGTGAAGCGGGACATGTTGGGTTTTGAAGAATATTCCCAGGAATCAATCCAGTATGTGCCGGCCTCGGAGGTCTCGTCTCCCGCAGTCGTTTTATAGCCGAGCTTAAGGACGATTTCGCTGCGCTTATTGATGAGGGCGGGTACAAGACCCGCCCCTACATTGTAGAGGCCTTTGGAGTTGTCGAGCTCAATCCTGAGAGCATGGACGGGTACAAGACCCGCCCCTATAGACTGGGAGAGAGTGACAATATCCTTGGTCAAGTCGAGAGGCGAGTCGGCGGGGCGGGGGGCTCTCCAGACTCCATCGGGACTCTCCAGCCACCAATAGCCGGCGGTGCTCTGGAGCCTTAAGCCGTAACCTGAGCTGATGTCCAGGAAAGGCTTGGGCTCGGTGAAGGTGGTATCGCTCCAGTATGTGCCCTTGACCGTGTGGCAGGCCAGGGGGCGGGTATAGGCGGTTGTGCCTGTGTATTTCTCCACCGCTACGATGCAGTTAGTTTCGTATGACTGGGCGTTTTCAGGCAGGTGGCAGTCGGGGTACTCATAGGTGATATCCTCTCCGTCCGGGGACATAAGGAAGCTCTCAATGGCCAGGAAGTTATAGGTGTTGGAAAACTGTGTTCTGAAAAGGTCGTAGTGATTATAGGGGGTGTCGGACTCCTTGGCGGCAAGGACTATTTCGATGGCGGGAGTGGAAGGGTTGAAGGTAGCGCCGATTCCATAGGTGTCCAAGAATATATGTGTGGCCGCTCCGTGAAACTCCTTGATGTGCTGCGACGTGGACTGTTCGGAGGTATCAAGGACAATGCCATTGAGCTCGTTGGACTTAAGGGCGAAGCAGACGGCGACGTCACCGGTGGCCCACCAACAAGCGGCCAGGGAAAGAACGTCGGCATAGGCGACGAGCTGGGCGTCATCCCAGGACTGGCCATAGTCATGGGAGTAGTATTTCCAGAGGACGTTGCCTGTGGTGCGGTAGAAGACGTAGACCTTGGCGCCATAGGCGGCGATGGCACAGGGACCGTCGCAGTCGGTGGCGATGTTTGTCCACTGGGAGTAATCGCTGGCCTCGCCGGGGTCGGTAATTTTCTGGCGGAGGAGGGTACCAGACCCTCCACTACGGATGCGGTGCATACTGCCCTGGCCGTCGAAGGCGATGCCGTGGTGGTTGTCGGGCTCGCTGCCGGTGTAAAGCCTGGTCCAGGATAGTCTCTTGATGCCGGCCTCGTAGTCATAGACCTTAGCCTCGATATAAGGAAGGCGGTCGGCTTTTTTCTGGCTTGCTAACAGCGTGTCCGATAAAGTTCTCATTGTACCTTTAAGTAGTCAGTAGCCAGTAGTCAGTAGTCAAAAGAAGGCCTCCTGGATGATCTTAGCGATGATGAGCCAGGCGATGACGCCGATGGCCCGGCCGAACATGTAGTAGTGGTGATCCCCCCTCAAATCATTTAGTAAGGCTCCGGAGAGTTTATGCCTGGCAGGCCAGGGGCAAAGGACCTCACAAAGACCTTCCACAAAGGCGTGCCATTCCTGGTAGCAATCAAGGAAGGCGGTGGGCCTGATTCCTTTCAGGAATCCTTTTGGGGAGTTCTTTACTTGCATGTGCCTTTTTGTCCACCGCTTTTGGCGCCTGCGCCTGGCCCGGGTCTGCCGGGGTTGCCGCCACCGCGGCCGTCCCGGGGACCTGTGGCTCCTATAGGTGGGCCTGTTCCATCATGTTTAGGCATTGGTACCTCCCTTCTTCTCTTTGATGTGCTGCACCGTCCTATCGCCGAACCACCAGAGGATGCAGCCGCTGGCTAAGGCCAGGAACCACTGCGGGGCGTCGATTCTATCGATGACGACCTGGGCGATGACGGCGGCGAAGATGATGGTGACGGCGGGCCTGGTGGCGGCCCGGAAGAACTCCGTGAAAACCTCTACCAGGGTCGGGCTAGACTTGTTCTGTTGTTCTGCCATGTTCACTCCTTCGCTTCGAGATTGCTTCGTCGTTTCACTCCTCGCAATGACACTGGGAGGGCTCTGAGAGGCTCAAGAAAGCCCTGATTTGCTTTCTGAGTGTATTTACACGCTCAAGAGCCTTTCCCCTGCCTTTCTTTTACTAGATCAGGGCGCCCAGGGTGTCGGGGACGGACTTCCCGGCCTTCTCGTAGTGCCTGGCCAAATGCCGGGCGGCCCGGATGATGTCCTCCTCTGAGGCCTGGACTCTCTCGCCGCGGTAACCGCCGGGGCTGAGGGCGGCCACGGCTGCGGGCATGCGGTCCCAGTCCACGGTCTTCTCGATATCGAGCCGGCCCTGGATGGCTCGGAAGATGGCCTTGGTGTGATGGGGGAGCTTCCAGGTCTCAGGATCCTGAGGGTCGCCGACGATAGCGAAGGCTTCTTTGGGGAGCCCCTCCTTGGTCTTTTCCTTTTCGATTGCTTCCTTTACCTTACTCATTGGTTCCTCCTTAGGCGAGGATAAACCTCGCCACTACCATTTTCCTGGCTTCCAGAGGCAGAGGACCTCGAAGAAGCCGATGACAAGAGAGTGCCACTCCTTATGAGTGCTCAGGAAGGTTTTGAGTTTAATACCATTGAACATAGCTATAAATCCTGTATTATGCCAGTTTCTGTATATACAACTGCTGGTTCGTATCAGGCATTAGGTCCACATTACCCCCTGAGTACTGCATGCAGACGGCTTTGACCTGGTCATTTGCAGCTAGCGGGACAACGCCAAACGCTATACCGCTTATGCGTGAGTCGGCGCCCGGGCACATCCAGCAAGACGCCAAGTATGTTGCACCCTTCTTTATGGCAACATATGCATAGATTCCATTGGGAAGGAAGTTCCAGGTTATCTTTGCTGCTATGAAGTACTTCCCCGCCTTCTTGGCCGTGAACGTATAGGTGGCTGTATTGAACTCATCCTGGACGTCGGTAACCTCGGTGTTAAACTCGATTGTCGTCTCGGTGGTGGTGGGAATTGTCTGAGCGGTGGCGTCTGCGGTTACATAAACGGAGGATTGTTTTGCCAGGGTAAGTATCCCATCGTCCTCGAGCAAAAATGCCTCAACACCTTTGACTTTGCCACGTACCTTGTCCTCATCGGCCGACTGCTCGACGTCCCAACTGGTATCGCCATCGGCGTCCTGGATTTTACTTCCGCCGTCGCCGCCGGGGCTGCCCTGGGGCCAGGTGGCAATGACGCAGGCGTCCCTGGGGTTGCCCTGGGGAATAGCTAGAATGACGTAGTTGCCGAGGACCAGGGCTGATAACGGGATGTTTTTGGCCACGCTGATGTCGTCGAAGTAGGTCGTGAGGGAGCCTGCGAGCTGGACGCCGGCCTTATAGGTACCGCTGTCGAAGTTCTTCAGGATGCCGACTTCAATCATAACTCCCCTGGCCCCTCTTACCTTAAGAGGGGAACTTTGGTTTATTCATCTGCATAGAATGTCGTCTGGATTACTCGGCTGGTGCGGGAGGCGGCTTTGAGCTTCCTGTCGTAGCGGTCGAGTCGTTCCTTACCCCAAACCTTGTAGTTGATAGTGGCGTGGCGGCCGGCAATGCTGGCCCGGTCCACTGTGTAGGCCGAGGCTGACATGGCTACGTAGCCGGTCGCGCCGAGGACTATAATCTCCTCATGCTCGGCGGGGATGGTGGTGGACTGGGCGTCCAGGGTGTGCTTCTTGAGCCATCTTACCCTGGCATCCTCTCCGTCTCCCTCGTCCTCTATGTAGAGATGGCCGGCCCAATACTCGGTCCTCTGGTAATATTTAGGGCTCTGGCCGATGGGGAACTCGACCGACTCGATATCGAGCAGGCCTGATAAGGAGGAAATATCGAGCTCGATATCGCCGTCGGTGGTAGCGATATCGTCCTGCTGCTCGATGGGGGCATGAAGGGAGTACTCCATGACTACCCTGTCGATGGCTCCGTCCACCTCGTCGTCCGTCCAGCGGTAGTTCTGGGCGTCGGTGTCCTGGAGGTCCTCACGAACCCGGGCTCTCATTTCGGTTAGGTTCATATCATAACTCCTCTTCTCATAACTCCCCTGGCCCCTCTTATCTTAAGACGGGGATTGGAGGATGGGGAGGGGGATCGACCTACCCCCTCCCTCCTCAAAACAATGAAAGGAGGTGTGATGATACAGGCCAGGGGGATTTGCCAGAGCCAACCTCGTGGGCTGGTAATCCCAACTGGCACAGTCATTAGTCTCTCACTCCTGTGAGCATGGCGGCCTTGACGATGGAAAAGTTGGCCAGGGATACATACCACTTAACCCTGGTCCGGGAGGCGTCCTTGGTCTCCAGGGAGCCGAGACGCTCGACCTGAATCACCTCGGGACTGGTAAGGCCGCAGACGGCGCCCTCTCCCATCTGGAAGGCGAAGATGGCCGAGCAATCGCTGGATGTGCCCACGGTGTAGTTGTCCTTAACCCAGTCAGAGATGGCGACGGGGATGCCGTTATAGAGCTCGACGAACTCGCCGAGCTTGCCCTGGCCGACCTGCAGGTTGCTGCCCTGGGCCCTGGCCAGCACTGCTAGCTTCCTGCGGGACCGGCGGCTCATTAAGAGCAGGTCGGGCTTGCCACCACGAACGAGGTCGATTAGCTGGTCCATTTTAGTCAAAGAGAGGGTAGCGCCGTTGACGGCCATGCCAAGGTGGTTGCCGTAGCGGCAGGTCCAGGTGACCTGGTCGTCAACTACGGTGTCGCCCTCGGTGGTGGGCCAGGTGGGCTCAGTGGTGGCGTGGGTCTTCTTATCGCCTGCTGCTGCGGTGCACTCATACCGGAAGCCGTTCTCCTTGCCGGCGGTGGGGACGACGATGTCGCCCACATCCATAGCGGTGTCGGCCGTCCAGGCTGTGCCCTTCATGGTCTTATACAGGCCGTCGGGCTGGTTGGCGTCCACGCCGGAGTCTCCGTTCAGGAAGGTGTTCTCGAACTCGTTCCTGAGGGCCTTGGCCTTCAGCTCGATGACGGCTGCCTCGAGGTCCTGGATATTACTCCTGGTGGACTTGAGGAAATTGTCGACATCGGCGTCTCCGCCAAGGACGCAGAGGCTGGCAGAGCACTGCTCGAAAGCCGGCTCGGACTGCGTCCAGGTACCGGTCACCGGGGCGTACCAGCCTACGGTGGGCAAAGTCTTCTCCCGGTTGTACTTCAGGCTATTGCCCACGATCTGGATGAAGGGCAGCTCCTGTAAGATGGGGCTGTCCTTGACTATGGTCTCGATGATTCCCTTAAGCAGGATATCGGTCGAGAGCTTGCTTGCTTCTGCTAAAGATATGCTCATGTTTCCTCCTTTGGAGAAATCCTAAATTCGAATTTCTAAATCCTAAACAAATCCAAATTCCCAATTCCAAAATTTAAAAATTCTATGTTTTGGTCATTGGAGTTTTGAGCTTTGATATTGTTTGGCATTTCGGATTTAGTATTTAGGATTTACTATGTAGTTCCTCCTTTTTGCTGGATTCCAGCGGCGATCTTCTCCCTGGGGGTTAAGCCCTCGAGGGATATCTCGCCTCTGGTGGGCGCCCCGGCCGGGACCTTGGCCTCTTTGGCCTGGGCTTCGAGGTTGGCCTTGACGGACTCGGCGATGGTGGTAGCCTTCGCCAGCGAAGCGTCTATGTCCTCGATGGTGTCGCCGGCAATGATGTCCTGGGGAATGGTGGAATTGGCTGTCCTGACGGCATCGAGGTATTTAGAGACGGCCTGGGCGTTGGCTTCTTTGGCTGAGGCGAGCTCGGCGGCAGCCGCTTCGCTTCCCGACTTCGCTTCGCTTAGCGAAGCCTCCAGTTCGGCGATGCGGGTGTCCTTCTCGGCCAGGCTTGCCTCAGCGGCGGCCTTGGTCTTCTTCTCCTCCTCGAGCTGGGCCTTGATGGCCTCCAGGTCCTCGGGGGTGGAAACCTCGTTGGGATTCTCCGGGGTCTCCGGGGTTTCCTGTGTCTCTTTGTTTTCTTCGTTCTCCATACATTTCTCCTTGGTTTGAGTTATTATTCAGGCACTTCCATCTCCGCGGCTGTCGCTCTCTCTCTCGCTCCGCCACGTGTGGACGATGCCTTAAACTCCTGATTCATTTCCAGGATCCTGGTCCTCTCCTCCAACCACCTGCTGAACTCTTCGTCGGGGTCCTGGACTCCTAATTCGTCCATAGCCGTCCGCCTACTGTGGACGCCGGCCTGGACGAGTAGCTGCTCGTTCTGAGCCTGACGGGCTGCGTCCTGGGGCAATATCGGCCCCCAGACTACCCGGTGGGTTATTTGCTCGAAGCTTTCGTTCATGTATTTCTCGGCCAGCTTAAGTATGATGTCGTTACGCTGGTGGTAGGCGTTGGTGCGGATAGTCCGCTTCCTGGTGACCTTCTGAGTAAGGGAGCCCAGCTCTATTTGTAACGCTGCTCCGGAGAGCTCTTTCTCGATGCCTCCCCAGGCGGCCCGGGGTGTCTCTGAAATATCGTGAAGGGCACGGTATAACAAATCGATATAGTCGACATGGAGCCTAACACCCCCGCCTTGCAGTAAGTCCAAGAGGTAAGCCTTAGCGTCCTCCGGTATGGTCCACAGTGCACCCGGCTGGACCTTGATGTCCTCAGCCGATGCGATGTTCTCCAGGACGGCGATGGGATTCCCCGACAGCTCCAGGATGCGGGATAGCTGGCTCAAGGCACGGTTAAGCTCCCGCTGCGGCTGGACCAGGGTCGGAATATCGGAGCTGCCCCAGAACTTCTTGGGCTCACGGAGGTTGGGGAAGATAACGACGGGGATGAAGCCGTAGGGGTTGGGCTTGGATTCCATAGGGTCGTTGTCGAGGAAGAGGTCGAAGGTCTTGGCTGTCCAGACTTCGGTTATGGTGGCGGTCTTCTTCTCGATGGCTCGACCATAAAGAAGCTGGATCTCGTCCTGGGTAAGGATATAGCGTGAAGCTACCCGCCACACTCTGGAAGTATCATCACCGAGCCACCAGGCATAGATGCCTGAGACATCGGGGGCGGTGATGCGAATACGCTTCTCGTCGGTATCCCATATCACCTTGTAGCAGCCGTCTCCCAGGACGGCGGCGTCGACCTCGGTCTCGTAGTCGAGCTGCTGAAGGTTGTTTTCTTCATATACCTGGCTGAGTAGCTGCTCGGCCCTGCGGGCCCTGGCCTTAAGCTCTTGGGAGGGTACAAGACCCTCCCCTACGGGGTAGCAGGCGAAATTGAGTCCCTGCATAAGGAAGCTGGTGCCCTTGTCGATGGAGACCTTAGCATAGTTGAAGACGAGCTGGCGGTGACGTGACCTGGTAGGCCAGTGATTTCCCTGATAGAAATCGAGGTTGGTGCGGTAAGCGGCGAGGCGGGTGGTGTCCATGTGGTTCAGATGGGATGGATTGAAATCAGTCATCTCTCAACTCTCCTTTGGCTGCGCTGCGCCGGGATTGCTTCGGCTGACTTCGTCAGCCTCGCAATGACAAAATGGGGAGAATACCTTGCAATGACGTAGTGATTATTTTGGTCATTCATATTTGGTGCTTTGATATTGTCCCGACTTTATTCGAGGATGCTTGATGAAATCGACAAGTTGTCATTTGGATTATGACATTTGGGTTTGTTCAGTTTTTGCGTTTTGAGTTGTCATTTTGATTTTTGACCTTTGCTTTTTAATTTTGCGAAGCCACCTCCACCGCCTTCAGCCATCTCTGCACCGTTCTCGGGCTTACCTCAAATATGCGGGCAATCTCCTTAACGCTTTTCCCCTCCCGCTTCAACTCCATCATCCTCTCGGCCCGCCTGCGTTTTAAGAACCTCTCCTTTCCCCAGGGCTCTTCTTTAAGACAATCAGGAAAGGGGCAGTTAAGACAAGAGGGGAAGAGCTCGCAGCCCTTATCTTCGTAGGGGAATTCCTCCGGCAATAAATCCCAGAGCAA